AGGTTTGATGTTGATGCATCGTTTAACCCAAGGGAGTTCTTGACGTGGGGTCTTGATGAATTCCAGGGCATCAGGGTGCGTGAGATCGAGATGCAAGACTATTGCACCGTTCTTGTACACCCCGCCACGACGCAGGATTTCATTTAGGGTAGAGTAGATCTTACCAAAGGACACAGGACCAGAGGCAGTTACACCTGATGGTCGTTCATATCCTTTAGGATCTAGTTTAGAGAGGTGAACAGCACACCCTGCTCCATATCGGAGAGCATGTGATGCAAACCTCCAGGATGCCTCTATACCTTCTGGACCCTCCATCTCGTTTTCACAGACATAGACGGTACAGCTGACAGGCAACCTTGAGTTAGGGTCATCCAACCAGGATTGGACACGACCCGTACGGGAAATAAGTTCAGGCATTAGATTAGGTCAGTAAGGTCAGGTGGTTGATAATTAGGTCCCTTCAGTACCTTCCCATCTTCCCTGTAGATGGGTTGTCCATCGTCACCTAGTTTAGATAGGTTCGACTCATGGACACGTAATAGAGCTTGGTCCAGGTCCCACTCTTGGCAGGATGCGTACTGGAAACAAACGTACACGAGGTCAGCGAGCTCTTTAAGACAGTCAGCCTCATTCTTCCGAATGCCACCGACCATCTGTTGCTCTTCCTCTAGAAACTCTTTGAATTCTTCAACGATCAAATTCTTCTGAGTGGCTCGACACGCTCGTGTCTTGAATGGGAGGTGGTTCTTGAGGCGGAACTCCTCCGCGTGTTGCATGTTGAAGGTCATTCTCTAAGTAGTGGATAGCTTTATTAATATCTTGGACATAGTCATCTTTATGACCTGCCCGACAAATGTATTTAATTGCGTTACCTAAGTGAAAGGAAAGCCCTTGATCTCGAATAAAATCCCAGACTTCGACTCTTCCTCTTTGGTAGTAGGATGGGTGGGCCATTCTTTCAGGAGGTTCTTGATAGTGTTGGCTAGACAGTAGTTCTGTTTCTGTAGGGCAAGGAAGACCGTAATCAGGTCATCCTTACCAGCATCAGGTAAGAGGTCAGCTATTCGTCGTAAGTTGAACTCTTGTTCCATCGTCAGTTCCATCACCGGTAGAGGTGGGAGACCATAAGATGGGTCGTTGTTTGGCGAGGTCATAGTCATCGCAAGTAAGTATTCGTGCAAGTCTAGCGTTAACGAGAGCCTCGTCTTCACCTAGTCCCTTGTCTTTGAAAGCAGTGACAACCGTCTTCCAGTTGTAACCTGTCTTCTCAAATAGAGAGATTGCACGTTTGACACCGATACCAGGTACACCACCGTAACCATCTGTCTGGTCACCGGCTAGTGTCTGTACCAAATGCCAGCGTCTCCCTTCCTCAGGTTCAATCTCTGTAATCTCATCGAGGTTGTAGAGTTTACCAGGAATCTGACGCATGTCTTTGTCAGGACTAACTATACAGTTATCAGGGTACAATGTAGCGTAAATACCCATGGCATCATCAGCTTCAAGTGTATCCATTCGGATAACTTCATACTCATCCTTTAGTTGTTCGATGATTCGTCTGTATCCACAGGGTTTCTTTCGGTTCCTGTGTCCTTTGTAGGACGGGAGAATAGACTTCCTAAAATTGACACTATCGCTAAAGAAGAGAATAGTGTCACTAGTATCGAAGAAGTGAGACTCAATTTTTTTCAGTTCTTTTTTAACGTTTTTGTAGGCATCACTGTAGAAGGAAGAGACAACAATAACGTCATCTCCCCAGTCAATCTCAGTCTCTGCTGCTGCACAGGATTTGTAGACTATAAAATCTGCATCAATCAATAACTTCATCTGTAAGGGTGTCAATACTAGTGAGCACTGACTTGAACTTATTGAAGTTCTCCTGTAGTGAAGCATTAGCCGCTTTGAGTGAGGCAATCTCTGCTTGAAGTAGAGCACTGTCAGCATTAGCTGAGGCGACAGCAGCCTCTAGAGCAGCAATCTGAGTGGATTCAATGTTAGCCAGTTGGGTGGTGAGTTGGGCAATCTTAACATCCTTCTCAGTGAGTTGTGCATTGAAACCATCAGACATATCATTGAGATGGTTAATTTGAAACTCAATGGCCTTGATGTTAGCGATTGCGTTGAGGTTAGCAGCTAGTTGGTCAAGACCTTCTAGTGCTTTAATTTTTATTTTATTGTGCCAGTCCAAATCTTCATACCGATCTGAACCTTGTGGAGTTGTGAGAAACTCGGGAGACGTGTAGTCAGTCATTAGTGTACTTCGGCCCAGTTGGACCCAATTTTTCCTTCTGCTGCAATGGGGATTCGGAGGTTGTAATAGGCTCCAGCGTGTTCCGCGGATACTTCAAGATGAGACTTGAGCGCCAGTGAATCTCCCGGATCACATTCGAATTGTAATTCATCGTGTATAAAAGCTAGTTGAGAGCAGCAGTAAGGGTTGTCAGACGCGATAACCATCCAGCGTTTAGCAACTACTCCAGCAGATCCCTGTAGTAAGTAGTTGAGTGCTTTGTGCGGTGAGTCCAATAGGATCTTGCGGTCGTCAATCGACTTGACAAAGCCACGATCACCCGCATTTTTAATCGCATCAAGGAGATCAGAAAGTCCAGGAATGGCAGCAACATACGCCTCACGAATCTCTCTTCCCTTGGTTTTAGCTGCTTTGGTGGACAGTAGCTTATCATAGGTTAGACCAATTTTCAGATCGCCTGCCCCATAGAGGAAGGCATAAGTAACATTTTTTACAAGTTTACGGGATATACCTATCTTATCTGCGTTTGTTTGATGGATGTCTCCGTTGAGGAGAATGTCTGCGTATCTCCCGTCGTCGTAACGGGCGAGATAGTGACCAAGCATCCTAAGCTCAATGCCAGACAAATCAGCACCGACCATGACCTGACCCGGAGTTGGTAAAAATAGTCGTCTAACTCTTTCGTCACTCGGCACTTGGGCAAGGTTGGGATTTCTGTGGGCACAGCGGTGTGTGGAGGTTGATACGGAGCAATGGTGGTGTAGTCTATGTTTCGTAGATAGCTTGAGCCACGCGTTCACGCCTTGAGACATCATCCCAAGGAGCTTCGTAATCTCCAAGATCCTCAAGAACTGTTGGGAAATCCCAGTTCCATGGTTCTTCAAAGTCGTCTCGTCTATCTTCATTTTCCCAGAAGTCGTAGTAGTCTCGCTCTGGAAATTGTCGTAGTTCGTTAGAATCCATGCTATGTGGTCTCGTGATCCTGGGTTGAACTCTTTAAGACGCGTGAAGGTAGCACCTTCAACGTATCCCTGTGTTTTATTGTTTCGCTTAGGAGTGAACTCAGTTCCTGGTACGAAAGGGAACCGTTGTCTAAGGCTTTCTGTAAGATCGCGAAGCTCTGTGGTGAGAGCAGACTCCAACTCCCAAGCATTCTTTTCGTCGAAGTACCAACCATGGGTTTCTTGTTTAGTAAGGATTTGTGCAACCTGGTGTTCTAGCGAGACCCATTCAGGTAGGGATGGAAGTGGTCGCATAATTTAGTAGTAACAACAACGTCCTGGGCACAGTAGTCTTCCATTTCTTTGGACCACTCTTTCCAGTCTGTGTCCTTCGAGAAGGACCCTTTAAACTCTCCTAGACGGTATCCATAGGCTTCAAGGGAATGACGCCCATAGAGACCCAGTGGCATGTGTTTCCACGTGTGCTTCTTATCTATCTCCATAAGGTTTGGGTGATAGAGTCTAGAGAGTACAAGAGTGTCGATAACATCACCTCTAGGAGAAAAGTACGGATAGAGTTTTTGAATAACTCGTAGGTCATAGTTGATGATGTTGTGACCAACCAATCTGTCTGCCTGTTCAAGGTAGTTGACACCTCGTACAATAGGATCGGCGTGACCGTTATCAGAGTAGCGAGTTGTTGTACCGTCCTCTGAGTTATAGAGGACCATACAGTGGATAGTGGTAACATCATGGACTAAACCGTCTGTTTCGATATCAAATACAATCATCGTCTACCGTGCTCCCATTCAGAGGATCGTAGGGTTCGTTGATGACGCATTCGTACCACCGGTCAAAGTCTTTCGTCTGTTTTGGAGAGCATCCGATGAGCAGACTCGTAAGCAGGCTCAGGAGTAGCAGTGACTTGTTCATGGTGGATTTGTTTTTTAGTCTTTTTGAGTTTACGGACTTCATCCTTAATCTCTTTGTATGCATCCTTAGTGGGCAGTTTGCCACCCATTTCCATGGAGACAATAATATCTATTCGTTTCATGAATAGTTGGAGTGCATCTTCTAAATTCATTTGTGGTTCCAAGTATAGGTTTTGTCCACGAACTTGGCCTTCTCAACCGCTTCCGCTGTTGGAGGATTAGGACGTTTCAAATCACAATATGTGTACCAAGGGTGAACATAAGGTTTGTATGGCGGAGCACTAGAAATCGGTTGCCGGATTGAAGTTGGATTGAGTTTCATTAGTTTCTATGAATTTGCAGGTGGAGAGGTCGTAACGTAATCTGCAGGCGACGCCAGTTTCCCCAGAATAGCGATTCTTGAGGACTCTAACAACTGTATCAGAGTGTTCAGATCCACTCTGTTGATCGCGTTCGAGTGCAATAACTGTGTCACTAAGCTGTGCAATTGAAGCAGATCCTCGCAATTGTCCAAGTGATACCCTTGCACCTTCCTCGTGTCCTTGGTCTGTGTGTCCACGTCGTAGGTGTGATACTAGGAATAATGTGATACCCGTGCGTTCAACTAGGGAACGTAGACGGGTCATGGTTGTATCAATCATCCTACGTTCGTCTCCATCGAGACCAGACATAAGGATTGATAGGTGGTCCAGAAAGACTACTTTTGTATCGAGTCCTGCTGCAAGGTATTCAATTCGGTTGTAAATGATATCGGGGTCAAACGAGCCAAAACCGTCAAAGAGATAAAGATTCCAGCCAGCAACAGTATTCTCATAAATCTCCGTTAGATGTTGTCTATCATGTTCTCCAATGTGGAGTGCCTCGCCACAGGCTGAGGACATCAGTCCGAGGAGAGTGCGTCTATTCGATTCCTCAAGAGCCACATAACCGATCCGGTTTCCATCCGAAAGAAGGTGAGCTGCAAGGTCCCTGCACCATGAGGATTTTCCCTGCCCACTACCTGCAGTAACTGTGATAAGCTCTCCATGTCGGATGCCATGTAGTAGGTTGTTGAGTCCGGCTTCTCGGTATTCGTAGTCATGTGGTGGGTTGGGTGTAGTAACTAGTTCAAGTAGGTTCTTCGCATCGACAATACCATCAGGACGGTAAGGACTAGCGTTCCACATAGCACGCTTTAACGTGTCTATGTCGTTGGCTTGGAGTGCATCAGAGGCATCCTTGTACTTATCCATCCGGGCAATAAAGACACGACCTGGCGGTAGGACTGATGCAGCTTGTTCAGAAGCATCCCTACCGGCGGTGTCATTGTCGAAGAATAGAACGATTTCTTGGTATCCTTGTAGGAATTCCAGATTTTTCTGGATTGACTTTTTAGCAGACGCTGCCCCGGTTGGTAGAGATACATGTGGCCATGTCGGTAGAACCTCCGCACCGGATGCGGCATCGAGTTCTCCTTCGTAGATATATATTCTCTTTCCTGAACTAGGGAATAAATGCTGGCCGAAAAAAGATCCATCGGAATCACCTTCGTAATAGAATTCTTTGTCTTTGGTTTTACACTTTACTCCCCGTAGTAGTCCCGAAGCATCATGATAGTGGAAGCACAGGACCTCTCCATCTCGGTGGATTCGGTACTTAGCGCAGGTGCTCTCAGATAGTCCTCGCTTCCGAAGGCCCACTGGAGTTCCTCTGAGGTGCATTTTTCGTAAAGTAGTTGGTCGTAGTGGTCTAGAGTCACGCTCTCCGGGTTCATAGAAGTGGCAAGAAAAGCAGTAGGTGTGTCCATCGTCATAAATTGATAATGCATCTGAGCTGCCACAATTAGGGCAACTCTCGTGTCTTAAGAAAGAACTTTCCACATATTGTCAGCAAGTGCTTTGATCACAGGGACACTAACAGAGTTCCCTGCTTGTTTGTAAAGCTGAGTCTCAGAAATGTCAGGGAGTTTAAAGTCTTTAAATCCTTGGACACGGAAACACTCAGCAGGAGTGAGTTTCCTTACCCGATCACCATCACGGATGATGGTTGGTGTCATTCCAGTGACAAGAGTAGGAGACCTACGCTCATTAGAATGGCGACGCACGTAATTAAATCGCTTTTGGTAAACATAACCTGGTTCAATATCCATGTACTCTTCAGAGTTATAGTGATTGAATGGTCCTTTTACGTCGTAACGGTCTTCTACTTGCTCATCCAAAATCTCCCAAATGTTACCACTGTGGTCTTGTTGTTCGGGGAACTTGAAGTCAGCGGCTTCTCGCCAGTCACGGAATCCAACAATGTAGATACGCTCACGGTTTTGAGGCACTCCGAAATCCCAGGAGTTGAGCACTTTGTAGTCATAGGAATAACCTAAATCAGAAAGGGTGTTCTCAATGGTTTGGAGAGTGTTCCCATTATCATGGGAGACCAATCCTTTTACATTCTCAAAAAGGAATGCACGTGGCCTACGCTTATCAAGAATCCTAGCGAGTTCAAAGAATAAGGTTCCGCGTGTTTCAGCGAAACCCTTACGTTGTCCTGCAACAGAGAAAGCTTGACAAGGGAAACCACCGGTAAGGATGTTGAACTCGGGGTAGTCTTCAGGAGACCAACAAGTCACATCATCACATACCATGGGTTCCGGGTAATTGTAATCAAAGGTTTGTTTACAGTACCGGTCAAAGTCCATAGACATTGCTGTCGTGAACCCTGCTTGTTCAAATCCTTGTTTAACTCCACCAACACCGGCGAAGAGATCAAGTACTTTCATGTCAGCCATTCAATAGGTATAGAGTGGAACTCACACCAAGGGATGTTGTGTTTATCACACCATTTGGCATAAGTGGTTTTAGATTTTTTACTAATTTTATTATATGGCGTCTGGAAGACCATACGGAGGTCAAGGTCAGGATTCTGTTCCTTTACCGCCTTGATCTTCCTTCTGTCTTCAGGATCCCAATAACCCTTGCACTCCAGAAGAATCCCAGAAGCAAGGAGAAAATCAGGAGTGTAGTTATGTTGAATGACATACGGTATAGTTGTCGATTCATATTCATAAATCACTCCTAAGTTGTTGAAAAGAGTCGCAACGCGCTCTTCTAATCCTGATCTAAAAGTCGTCATCCGTCACAGCACTAGGAGCACTAACAACAGAAGGCTCACTAGCTTTAAACCCAGCAGTATTCCCGAAGAGAGCGGCAACATCGTCAACACTGAGGTCCCCAGCGTCAACGCCAGCATCGCTGTTAAGAGAAATAACTTGGACGCCAACGAGTTTAAGACTCGTGCCATAGGTCACACCATCCTTGAGGATATAGGGTTTCTGTTTGAAGGCGAGTTTACATTTAGACCCACCAAACAGTGGGATGTTCTCATCAGTCAGATGAGTACCTTCGGTGTCAACAACCGGAGGTTTCTTGTCCTCATTCCATGAGAACTTACAACGGTACAATCCTTCCTCAACTTCTTCCCAGGGTTCTGGTTTAAGTGTTGATCGTTTAGGATTCTTAAGTTTAGACTCTGCCCATTTCAGGGAGAGGTTACGGTCTTCCTCCATCGCAGGGATCATAGACTCAGGCAGCAGAGCTGTAAGACTATAACCATACTTAGAAGGTTTCAGTACTGCTTGGTAACCGTCAAGGGTGACAGCATCAGCAGTTTGGAAGATTTCAGGCATTAACAGAAGAAATAAGTGGATTCAATGACTAACTCTGGTTGAAGAGTGTTAATCATCGGAGGTTCAGTAGTGGCACCAATTTGTTTGGCCCACTCCTTAAGGTAATCATTATCTGAGAATATTTCCATATACGTTTCCCGGACTATCCGGCTAAGGGTATCCATATCTGTTGCTCTACATAAGACACTATCATGGATAAGACTGATAGGAGCATCGAACCTAATTGCACTTAGATGCAACAGTGAGGCATCCAGTGAATGGATTAGATTAGGCGAAGTAGCATTCTTATGGTGAGCGAGATCGACAACATCTGTGTCTCCCGTCGCAACGTTCATTCGAACTTCACCCATAAGTTGTAGTTTAATCCGCTCAACTTGTTGCTTCATAAACTTCTGGTGTACTTCGAATCCAGATGGTGTGGTCCAGACGAGTTCAGTCCTACCTGATTTAATCAGGAGACCAACCTCTCTCTCAATCCACTCCATCACGTCCATAGGTCCAGGAAGGACTTTCTTCATAGCACTACGGACTGCTTTAACCACTTGGGTTAATTCGTCCTTTGTAGGCTCTATACCAGCCTCTACGTAGGCTTCTTTGATGTACGCACGGTTGCTGTGTGGCTTACTATTGTAAGGTAAAGTCATCACGGTGCGTTTGGTCGTTTTCCTATCAGTGTAGGGTCTCAACCTTTCGGGTATCTGGTCCATTGCTTCATTAGCAACAGCAAGATAGGCATCCTCAGGTTTAGGTCCTGGTAATACATTAACCAGTCGTGCTGCTGATGCATCACGTGCAAGACCTGCGAGTATCTGTACACCTGAACAGGTGGCATCTACTGCAATAGGAAGACCAGTATAGTGTCTATCACATTCAATTAGACAATGATAGTATTCCTCACACGCTGCAAGGAACAACCATGGTTCGTCGGTATCCTCCCAAAGACCAAGATTAGTAATAGGATCCGTCGCAACGAGAGTGATAAGATCATGGTTATCCTTAACCCAATCTATCCTATCCCTAATAGGATCTTTATCCTTCCCATAAGTTGTGGCTACCTGGAACGCTAACCATTCCTCCGACTCAGGTGTTATAAAAGACTCCTCATGGAACTTAAGTAATGACTTACCAAAGTTTGTATCATGTGGAGTCAAGAATGCGGGGATTGGATAAGCACGTCCCCGGTAATCAAAGGACCAAGGTAGATAGAACTTCTCATACTTAGAGAACCTATCCACTGCTTCCATTGTCTTCCGGGTTCTGATACACCGTTGGGCATTGTCATTCTGTCTGTTATGCCACTCAGCCTTTAACCTCCGGTAGTTCTTCCGAACTTCCTCATCCTCTTGGATGTTAGGTGGTTTCGGTGGTGGTTCTTCATTCCATACAGGAATGAACTTAGAGACAGTGTGTCCCCGTTCATAGAGTGTCTTGGCGACACCAACTACGAAAGGGTTCAGGGTATAGGCAACCTTCTGAATCTTATTTAAGAATTCAAAGGGTACCTCTCCCTGTATAATGGGTCCATTGCTCCGCCGGACCATATCATGACCACGCATTACCTCATTTAATAAATAACCTCCGTGGTAATTAGTATCCCAGTTGTTAGGTTCA